CTTTTTAGCCATGTTGCCCGTCAAGTTAAAATGACCATTACTCACATAACCATGAGAGTTTAACAAGGCTTGAATTTTTTGTTCTTTCGATAGCTTTTGGTACGCAGCCAAAGATTTCTTAATCAAAGCTTCATCGTCCTTGCCTCCAAAATATTCATCACTAATTGCCTTCTTTCTCTTTAGTTGTGCAGCGGTATGAGAATATTTTGTAACAATATCTTCATTGGCTCTCAACAATGCCAAGACGAGATCTCTTCGCTGGTGAGTGTTCGTACCATCAAAAAGGCCCGCAATTTCTCTATCAACAGCCCTCTGCCCCAGGTGAGCTTTGCCACGAATCGGATCGCTGCCAGAAAAAATAGAATCTTTCTTAGCGTAGTCCAGAGTTTGGAATAGGTCTTTAAAGTTGATTGCTCCCAAAATCTTGTGCGCTTCTACTTTTATAATCTCGGCCTTTGCCAAGTTCAAAAATTCAGCCTCGACTTCTTCCGCAGAAGGATATTTTCCTCCCTCGGGAAGATTCGCAGAGACGTCGACCAGTTCTGGTTTTTTCTTTCTCCTCCGTATACTATTAATGAACCTCCTTGGTAAAATGATGTTTTTTTGCGAACCTTCTTTACCTGAGCTTGAAGCAGCTAGAATGGAAAAAACATTATCTAATGTAAAATTAAATCTGTACCAATCAATTTTACCATTTCTTTGCAGTGGGTTCTCTGGATCGATCTTGTCGATATCCTTCATGCAAACAACATACTGCATATAGTGTGGCTCTTTGATAAGATCTTTTACCAAGTCCTTATAACTTCCACCAACCTCGACCGAGCCCTCCTTATATAACTTAAGAGAGATGGGTGTGCCGGCAGCGTCCGTCAAATCAGCAATAGTATTTTGGCCCGTTGGAATTTGTTGTCCTTTAAGAAGTACTGCCAAGAAAGACTCAAAAGAAAAGCCCGCAGACGACGCATTAAAGTTAGTTAAGATCTTAGTCAAGGTTTTATAAAACACCAAATAAGATAATACAGAAGAAATTTTCCCCGATGGAGTTTTTTTACCTAAACCAAGCTTGTTCATCAAACTCTCGTCCATATTATAAAAGCTACTTAGAGAATCTAATTTGGCCGGAAGATCACCACCTCCAATATTTGTCAGAAAATTCATTAACTGGCCGCGGGCTGTCGAAGAAAACCCCTTGCTACCTTCTGGGGTTGAAACGTCCGACCACCCAATCTCAGAAATTGGAATGTCGGGGATTGCAGCGATGGTCAACCCCCTTTGTTCTTGTCCTTCAAAAAGGAACTGGAGTTTGTTTAAATTCTTCTCTTGCTCGTCAATCATAGAAAATAAACTTTCTAAAGTTAAATTTTCTGGAAAATAGCTTTCTTTAATAGCGTTAAGTTCTTTTTTGTTCACAGAGGTACCCTCAAGATAATTAGTACCTAGACGATGATATCGGCTATTCCTAGTTCAACCGCTTCCGTGGCGTTAAGATAGACATTCGTTTTCTTGTCCATGAGCTTCTTAATATAACGAGCAGTCATGTCTGTTTCAGATGCCAGCGCACCAACATATAGTTTTTGTGTAAACTTAGCTTCTTCAAATTCATTTTCAACATCTGACAAGTGTCCGTGCTGTCCGGCAACAACGCCATGGATCATAAGTCGACAATGCTTGCCTATTCGCCTTTCCCCTTTTGTGCCACCAGCCAACAACAGCACACCAGCCGACATGACTTTTCCAATTCCGTGTGTACAAACTGGACTGAGATCTCTAATTTGTCTTATGACATCATAAACCGCAAACATCTCATTTGCTGCACCGCCATAAGTTGAAACATAGAATTCTATAGGCGCGAACGTTTCAACTAGTTTAGAACCTTCATCGTCAGGATCTTCTCTTATAACTTCTCGGCCAGCTTCATGCAGAGCCAGCAAGCCAAAAACGGCGTCAGCGCATTTTTCTTCCGTAATGTCGCCGTATATGCCGGTAATTCTTAGTGTGGGTTTGTCAAGTGCAGAGTTTATGAACGTTATTAAATTCGAATTGTCTTCATCTGTTTCATCTTTCTTCTTCTCATTAAAATCCAATTAAAGCTCCGTTGTTTTTATACAAAAAAGGCAGGGATAGGCTGGTCCCCTGCCTTTTTTATTTCTCACCGTGATACACTTTTATCGCCTTCGCTTTCGGCCTTTCCGAGAGCGGCGGCTAGCCTGCAAGATGCGAGCAGCTACGCGGCGCGTTACCTCATTAACAAGGTCTTCTTCGTCAAGCTCTTCTTCTTCATAAAGTTCTTCTTCCATATATCCTTCGTCGCCAAGATCTTCAAGATCAAGTTCTTCCTCCATGTAGAGATTGGCGTTCTCAAGATATTCCATGAGCGCAGCTTCTTCCTCTTCTTCGGGGGCGCCAGCTTCGGGGGGCATGCCGGGGGGCATGCCAGCTTCTTCTTCACCTGGCATATCAGTTTCTTCTTCACCTGGCATGCCGGCTTCTTCTTCACCTGGCATGCCGGCTTCTTCTTCGCCTGCTTCCATGGAAACTTCCGGGGCACCGGGAATCCCACCAAGAGCATCAACGATGGCAGATACGACCGTTTCGACCGCAGCTTCCATGGCCTCATCTTCGCCGGCGGCGCCGGGCTCTTCTACGGGCTCCTCACCTTCGGCGGGCGGCTCATCTAAACCCAGGGCCTCTTCGCCCTCGGGGCCTTCTGCCTCCTCAGGTGGCGCTTCCGGTTCATCTTCCTCGGCTTCAGCCAGGCTATGCTCGTTCAAGCGTCCAATAAAATTACTAGCAGCATCTTTGCCTAAGTTTGCATGCTTCATAAATTTTTTAATTTCAGACTCGGATAAGAGTGTTTTGCTCATTTTCTTTTTTCTCCTTCAGAAAACCTTAAAGGTATCACATATTAAATAGAATCTTTATCGAAGAAAAGACTTATTTTTTTTATGGCTTTGTCTTCAATTTGCTTTATTCTCACAAAGCTGACTCCTAATCTTTTTGCTACCTCTCGTAAAGTCATATAACCATTCTTTTCTATTGCTTCAAAAGTACAATTTAAATCATCTTTATACTTTATATAGTAGGTACATTCTTTTATTGGACAAGGTGTGTTCAAATCCTTGCACACTTTTAAACAGTCTCTCATATATCATTCTCCAAAATATCAAATATATTCTCTATTTCATCTTCCCCAAGAGCAAGGTCCTTAGATAACTGCTCGCCATGGCGCTGCAGCTTTAAAGACTTTGTTCGACGAGACTTGCCCTGTAGTTTATATTTTTCTTTACACTCGTTTATAAACTCAACAACATGTGAATCGTTTTCAATATAACCTGTAACCATCATGCGTAAAAATTGAGATTGATTTATACCATCATGGCTGCACCTTATCTTAAGTTGGGCGTGGCGTTGTGGTGTATCATAAAACATTATTTTCTTTCTATCGTTGGGATCTGGGATTGTAATATCTTTCATCTATAGCTCCATAAAATATGAGTGTTGCTTTCCATCTGGCCAGCGGAAGTTTGCACAATAAACTCTGCGCGGTCCTGCAACTCTCTAATATCTCTTGCTCCGGTATAAGACAAGCCGCTGCGTATGCCGCCAATAACATCTTTCATAACATTTCCCACAGAACCCTTAAAAGGAATAATTGTCGAAACCCCTTCTGGTGAAGAAGACTTTCCCCTCCAGTCTCTCTGCGCGTCTACAGACGCCATCCCTCTATAAACTTTATATTTTTCAGCTTTCTCATTCGACAACAATTCACCAGGCGATTCAGTAGTGCCAGCCAACATGGAGCCCAACATAACAAAGTCAGCCCCCGCAGCCAGGGCTTTTACAATATCGCCACTGTTTTTGATCCCACCATCAGCAATTAACTTAGCATCTCTATCCGTATATGAGCAATCAACAATCGATTGAAAGGTTGGTACTCCGTGACCGGTAATAATTCTTGTACTACATATCGAGCCGCCGCCAATTCCCACTTTTATACTGTTTGCTCCCCAATCTGCTAAATCATTAAAAGCTTCAAGCGTTGCAACGTTGCCCGCCATCAAGTGAATCGTAGTGCCAAAAATATCTCTTAGTGTTCCTAGCGCCCTCTTGACCAACTCATGGTGCCCGTGAGCCACATCCAAACAAACAATACGGGTGCCGGCATCCCATAAAGCACAGGCTCGAGCTTCATAATCACCAGTCACTCCAATTGCCGCGGCAGTGTAGGGGATGGTTGCTTTTTTAACAAGTGTAACTTGCTCTTCAATTGTGTTATATCTATGAGCCACGCCCAAGCCCCCTTCACTGTACATAGCGCGCAACATTTCAGATTCAGAAACAGTGTCCATTGGGCTTGATATGACTGGGGCCCCTAGATAAATTGTATCATCTAAAAAGCTTCCAATATCGACCTCACTTCGGCTTTTAATATCACTATATTTTGGTACTAAAAGTACATCATCAAACGAAGATGCCTTGTGCATAATTAATCCCCCTCTAAAACTTGCAAATACCTTTGCAAATACCAAATTGCTTTCTTGATATCTTCTGCTGGCTTGCCTTTGTGGTTGTGTCTTGAAATATATTTTAATGCATTTCCACAGTGATAGTTTAATTTCCAATCCTCAACAACCTCAATTGTTTCAAACTTTCCGTGATTATAATGTTCGGGTTTCGTAACCGCATCATATTCAGGCTCTGTGGGTGTTAGCTTTTGTTCCGCAGCTTCCATTATCTCTTCTAAAGTTTGTTTTGCTTCACTATACGATATATTACTGCTCATTTGCTCTCCATCGTTTTTAAAGTAGGTGACTGACTATTTTTAAACACCACCAAGGCCGAAGGAAAGGGTGCAGAATTTTTTGAATCTCCAAACTTCAGGCGGCCGCGAATAAAAATAATTTCTGCTGCGTGCATAATGTAGTCGTGCCACCACGCAGTATCAGTACGAGAGGGAACAAGCAGAACAACCGTGGTATCGAGCTTTAAGCTCTCTTCGTAACATTTTTTTACCCATTTTTTAACCTCTCTCCCATATGGAGGGTTACAAAATACTATTTCACCTTGCCAGTCCTGAGCCAAGCCATCATCCGCTTTCGTGAAGAACTTATCACACTTTTTATTCCACGGAGTAGCGCACGGATCTAGTGTAAAATGAAACCTCGCATCTAATTTATCAAAAAGTATTTGCGGAGTTGACCACTCGCACGACTCAGAACTGAACATTATCCGTTGAGCTGCATTATTCATACTTTACCCCGCAATTTCATTATAACCTGCTGTAAGTGGTG